GTGTTGTTGAATCTACGTCTAAAATTCTTCCTGATAATATTAAACCCGCCTTCATTTCATCTGCAACTGCAAATACTTGACCAGGTAATAGACCTATACCATCAAGACCAGTTGTAAAAGTTACTATTTTACTATCTAATTTTTCTGAATTTAAAACCCATTGACCCATTCTTTGGGCCTGATATTTGGAAGAACAACCAAAAGCGACTATTTGTTTTATGTTGTAACCATATTTTTCTATTAAATCATAATCTTCAACTACCACTACATTAGGCTTATAAAAATTTTCAGGATCGTTGTAACTGACTTGAATTGATGTTGACCTTGTTTTTAATGATGAACCAGAATAAGAAAATATGCCATCTATAACATTTGAATTTGTATAAAGATGAACAGGATCAATATCACTGCCATCTAGATTTCCATGATCTGCAACAAGGTTGACAGTATTTGATCCCCAATAAGTAATACCCTTGAATATACTTGCTAAATTTTGCAAGACCTTGTAGGCATCAGCTTGAGTTCCTAAAACTGTATTTATTGCAAATCTAGCCTCTTTTCCGTCTGGTGTATCGACACGTTGATTGCAGTATCTTGAAAGCTCATATAGATCAACCCAGTTAAGGTTAGATGCCTTTATAAAATCCCCGCATCCGTAGCGATTATTGGTAAGCAGGTCGTAAAAAATACAAACAGGGCACGTTGTCCAGAATTTACCTTCTGCCAAGCTTCCGTCAAAAGTGCCTTCAAACTTAAGCCTTCCATCATTTTGAACGCTTGCGTTTGATGGTATTTTTACCTTTGTTCCTTTTACTAAATATGATCTAGAAGGTAAACTCGAAAAGGATTCAGTTGATAATGATAAGGCAACGCAGGCAGTATATGGATATGCGGTTCTAATTTCTTGTCTTTCTATTAAAGAGCTGAAGATGACTCTGTTTGCTCTAGTATTTCCTAAGGGTGTTTTTTTATTTATTGTCTCAAGCAGATTAAATCTAACTTCATAATCTTTTTCCTCATCTGTTATTTTTTGTACTTTTATTAAGAACGGTGGTTTAAAAATACCATTTTCTCTAAGTTCTCTTAAATTAATAATTTTACTTTTGATTTGATAATTAGAGGTAGAAATGCCTTCTATGTTTAAAGTTTCACATGATATATAACTTGTATTTCTTGCCTTTACAAGTATTTTTATTTTAACTTTTGCATTAAAAAATTGTCCTCTAGAAATACCCTCCATACCTTGACAAAATAAAGAAGGGACAGTAAATAATATCTGAAATGAATCTGTATCTGGATCGTTTATCTGTGTAATAACTTCCCCTCCTCCATAGTCTCTTTTTTTTACTTTATTTTGCTCATTTAGTTCTTCGCTGTAATTTGAACCTATTTCCTGATTTATATCTATAACATTAGAATTTGCTTTTTTATGATCTTCAAACTGTTTTTGATTTCTTGTACCTGTTCTTAGTTGATATTTAACATCTTTTTTTGGAAAATTTTCATCACCTTTATTATCCTCAACAGCAGTTTCATTTAAAAAAATTCCTTTTTTACCTCCAACAATTTCCTCGATCGGACCTTCGCATAAAAGGTCAACAATTTTTATAACACTTGTAGAATTTAATGACATATTATTTTATGTAGGAATTAAGTCATAACCAGCAGAATCAATTCTCATTTTTGTAGCATTTTTAATAGTTGTGGAAGTAGCTGTTTTAAAAGTTGCTTTATCTAAAATTTGAACAAACATCTTATAACTAGAAGCTCCACTTACAACTACAGGTCTAACATTAAAAATATATCTTATTTTTTGTGTAAAGTTTTGTGTGCCTTGAATAATAAATTGTTGATTTAAAACAGTAGATGATCCTGTTTTTATTATTATTGCAAAACTTATATATCCTTGAATTATTGTAGAACTAGCAGTGCCGACTCGATCTTGTAAACCACTAAAAGTAATCATTATCTGGCATTTATTTCTAAATTGATCACTATTAGAGTCATCGGATATTGCTAAATTATCTAAAATTTTTTGTTCCCCTGTTCCTTCAAGGTTTACAAAGCCGATCCTTGTTGCTCCACCGCTTTTACCTAACACAAAATCAAAATTTCCTTCTCCAATAGTCTGCAAAGCTCCAACTCTGTTTGCATTTGGAGGTGGAAAATTTGTGACTTTTTCAGTTGGATCTATCCTAGCTGCACGTAAATTATCATAATTTTTTATTGAATCTGAAAATAAAACTTTTTCACCATTTACTCTAACTGTTGAACTGCTTGGCTTTTCAAAACTTGTCATCAACGGATCACTTTCATTAGTTACATCTATATCTGTGGTGATTAAGTGACTACCAACCATGGCCTTACCATAAACTATGGGTATTGTTTTGCCGATTCCAACAGTATTTGATGCACCTCTGTACGCATAGCTCTGTTGTCCATCAGCACCCCTTTCTAATGCTGCGGGGCCACCATTAAAACCTGTACGACCAACATCCATTGAATTGTCAAAAGTAGGTAATTGAGGAGCAAGC